CTTCGTTAAGGCGACGAAGGAGGTGTTCGGTGGGGACGGACCATCGAACCGCACGGAACATTTTACGGCGATTGTGGCGCACGCCATGTGTCAGGAATTGTTGATGCAAATGTTTCCCGAGAAAGTCAATGGGAGCTATGAACGTTTTCGTGATACGGTATCGCTCATTACTGAAAAGGGAGATGTCGATCACAAACTCGCATTCAGCGTTTATACAAAACTGGTGAACGCATGGATGGGCACGTTTTCTGATGATGATCATTTGGAAAACGTGTTGACCGCGCATGCGATACTGTGCCTGTCACATCAAGCCGTGGCAACATCGGGTGGCGTTGAACGATTTTCCGACACATTGGCGAAATGGAGGCGCGATGGGTTTCCGGATACATCTAAATCGTTACATTGACATGGTTACACGCACACCATTCGGGATGGTGGTGTAGGGCGCGTTGCGTCGCCCCTACCCGCCGCGAGGTTCGTAGCATAGTCTCGCGGCGGGTTGCTTAATCTGAACCGCTTCCCTAATATCGTCACATGAGCGATGTGGAAGTACTGGAATTATCGACGAAGCAGGCCGCTGCATTTGTTGGCGTATCTGCACGTCAACTTCTAAATTATCTCAAAGGACCATATCCACCACCGCGCCAGGGGAATAAGAAATTCCTCTCGGACGCGCTTGGTGCGTGGTTGATTGAACGGACCCTGCGTGAACACACCACCGTTGGCGTCGAGGGTGAACGTCTCGACCCGCAGCAAGAGAACGCTCGTAAAAATTCGGAACTGGCCGATAAGACCGCTCTGGAAAATCAGGTGAGGCGTGGTGAATTGATCGAGGGTGCCGAGGTCGAAGCGGCATGGTCCGATATTCTCGCTCGTGTACGATCCCGCGTATTGCGCATCGCATCCGCATGCGCTCCGTTGGTCATTGGTGTGGATGATCTCGTTGAGGTTCAGCAGACAATCGAAGACAGTGCAATGGACGCTTTGTCGGAATTGTCCGCCAATTGGCGCGAGGATGGTTCGGATGCTGACAGCGAATGACATCTCGCGCCGTGTTCTCGCCACACTTGCACCGCCACCCAAATATACGGTCAGTGAGTGGGCAGATGCGCGCCGGAAACTGTCCGCGGAAGCATCTGCGATCCCCGGCCGATGGCGGACCAAGGTCGTCGAGTATATGCGGGAACCGATGGATTGCATCGGCGATCCCCGCGTTAGCCGTGTGGTTGTCATGGCGGCGGCACAGGTCGCAAAGACCGAGATCCTCCTGAACTGCGTCGGATATTGCATCGATTACGACCCGTCGCCGATCATGGTTGTGCAACCGACACTGGACATGGCGCAGACGTTTTCGAAGGACCGGGTTGCGCCGATGTTGCGCGATACACCGGCACTGCGCACTAAGGTCCAGGACGTCAAATCGCGTGACAGTGCAAATACGATCATGCAAAAGCAGTTCCCCGGCGGGCATTTGACAATGGTTGGTGCCAACAGTCCGTCAAGCCTCGCGTCACGACCGATCCGCGTGGTCCTGTGTGACGAAGTGGACCGTTTCCCGGTGTCGGCCGGTACCGAGGGCGATCCGATTGCGCTTGCTGTGAAGCGGACCGCGACATTTTGGAACCGGGTGGTCGTGTTCGTGTCCACCCCAACGAACAAGGATGCGTCACGGATCGAGGCGGCGTATGAGGAAGGCGATAAACGCCAGCGGTGGTGCCCTTGTCACGAGTGCGGTGAGCATCAGATCATGCAGTGGTCGAACGTAAAGTGGACGGACGACCAACCAGATACGGCGTATTACGCATGCGAACATTGCGGATCCGTCTGGTCCGATCCGCAACGCGTGGCGGCGGTGCGCCGCGGCGAATGGCGGGCGTCGGCGCCGTTTACCGGTGTAGCATCATTCCACATACCGGGATTGTTGTCACCATTTACCACGATGTCTGACGGGGTTCGGGAATTTCTTGAGGCACGTAAAGACCCGGCACGTCTCAAGGTGTGGGTTAACACATATCTCGGTGAGACGTGGGAAGATCAGGGTCAACGTCTCGATCCACACGATCTGATACAGCGACGAGAAGAATACGAGGGGCGAATACCCGAAGGTGTCACACTCCTGACCGCAGGCATCGACGTACAGGACGACCGTGTGGAAGCGGAGATCGTCGGGTGGGGTGACAATTACGAAACATGGTCGATCGACTACGTGTCGTTGTATGGTGACCCGTCCGCACCGGACATTTGGCAGGAACTTACGCGGTTCTTGCGCCAAATATACGTGCATCCGTTGTTTGGTGACATGACGATTCGTGCCGGATGCATCGATACAGGCGGGCATTATACGCAGCAAGTGTACAAATACACGCAGTCCACGCAACGCGTGTACGGCATCAAAGGTGTGCCCGGCGAAGGTAAACCGATCGTTGGTCGCCCGAGCCGTTCAAACATCGGCAAAATACCGCTATTTCCGGTCGGAGTTCACACGGCGAAGGAACTGGTGTATGCTCGGTTACGAGCAAATGAGGGTGATGCCGGGTATTGTCATTTTCCGCATGACAGGGTGGAGGAATATTTTCACCAATTGACTGCGGAGAAACTCGTAACGCGGTTCCATAAGGGATTCAAGCGTACCGAGTTTGTCAAGACCCGCGCACGGAATGAGGCGTTAGATAACCGCGTCTATGCCACGGCGGCACTTGAGATGTTGAATGTGGATCTGAACGCGCAGAGGCGGGCGATGGAAATGAAATTGAACCGCGATCAACAGGTCGATGAACCGGCACCGACCAGATCGACGCCTCGGAAAAGGTCCAATTTCGTCAACAGATGGCGGGATTATTGATGGCGAACCTGTTTGATACCGACAATGCACCAACAACCGAACCGAGTGAAATCATTGCGGGTGACCTCTTACAATGGAAGCGATCCGATCTGAATACGGATTACGCCAACGGCACATATACTCTTAAATATTCCGCCAGGTTGGCGGGAACCGCGGCAACCGAGATCGAAATCACAGCGACGGCTGATGGAAATGATTACCTTGTCAGTGAGGCGAGTGCCACTACGGCGGCATATACCGCCGGCGTGTATTATTGGCAAGCATACATCACTCGCGATGCCGATTCCGAGCGCATCTTAATTGATCAGGGTCAGTGGGAGGTCGTCGCAAACCGTGACACTGACACCAGTGACCCGAGATCGCATGCTAAGATCATGATCGACAAAATCGAATCGCTCTTGGAGAACCGAGCGGACGCCGATGTGGACAATTATGCCATTGGTGGACGGTCAATTACAAAGATGTCGATCGACGAATTACGGAACTGGCGGTCCTTCTACCGTGCTGAGTATCAATCTGAACTGGACGATCTCGCTCGTAAGCAAGGGAAACCGACCGGTAACGTCATCACAGCGAGGTTTGTATCGTGAGCATTTGGACGAGGCTGCGCAGGGCTGTTTCGGGGGTCACTAAACCGATTCGCGCGGCGCGCAATTACACTGGTGCGTCGATTTTGGCGCGTTACAGTGATTTTACGGTGTCGGTTCGGTCCGCCGACTCTGAGTTGATGAACAGTCTCGTCACGTTGCGTGGACGATCGCGGAATTTGGCGCGTAACAATCCCCATGCGCGACGGTATATCCAGTTGATGCAGGATAATATTGTTGGTGAGAATGGTTTTCGCTTGCAGGTTCGCGCAAAGAACCAAAATGGCGGAACGGATACGGCCGGTAACAAACGCGTCGAAGCGGCGTGGAAAAAGTGGGCACGTAAGGTGACAACTGATCGGAAAATGTCATTCCGTGAGGCGACGAACCTTGTGGTGCGCACGTGGTGTCGTGACGGTGAAGTATTCATTCAGAAAGTCCAAAATGCTCGTTATCCGGACAGTTTCAGCCTTCATTTCATCGAAGCGGACCGTATTGACGAGACGTTGAACCATCGTAACCCGAAAAATGGCAATTCGATCCGTATGGGTGTTGAGGTGGACCAGTTCGGTGCCCCTGTGGCATATCATGCATTAACGTATCATCCGGGCGATACGGATTGGACGAGTATTCCATCGAACCGTAAATATGTGCGCATCCCGGCGGATCAAATGATGCACATTTACCTGAAATTGCGTCCCGGTCAGACCCGTGGCGAACCACCCATGTCGGGTATTCTCACTGATACCAAAATGCTCGGCGGTTATCGTGAAGCTGAAATCACCAATCGCCGATTGTCATCGGCCAAGATGGGTTTTTTCCGTCGTGTGATGGGTTCGGGACCGGTTGCTGGCATTGCAGATGCCGAGGATGCGGACACAGGTGCGCTGGAAATGGAAGTCGAACCTGGTAAAATCACCGTCCTTCCGGAAGGTTATGAGTTCGACAAGTTCGACGCCTCGGGATCTACGACCGATTACGCCGATTTTGAGAAACAGATACTACGATCGATTGCGGCCGGTCTCGGACCGTCGTATGTCGATCTGGCAATGGACCTCGAAGGTGTTTCGTATTCGTCTATTCGACAGGGTGCGCTTAGTGATCGTGATTTCTACCGCGGTATGCAGAAATTTTTCATGGAAGAATTTGCCGATCCGACATTTGGCGACTGGTTCGCATCGGCGTTGGATTTTGGCGATGTTGGTGTACCGTCGCTTCGGTATGATAAGTTCCGTGATGCTGCGTACTTCCGCCCGCGTGGCTGGCAATGGGTCGATCCCGCCAAAGAGATCAAAGCCGCCGTGACTGCAAACGAGAACAATATGGCGAGCCTGACCCATATTGTCGGCGAACAAGGCCGTGAACTTGACGAAGTGATTGGTGAGATACAGGCGGAACGTGAAATGTTGAAAAAAGCCGGTTTGTTGGCTGAGGATGTGGTGGAGAAGGGTAATGGCGGCAAAGAATGAAAATGTAACAGTCGCCGAGGGCGAGGCGTGGGTTCGTTTAACGGATTCTGGCACTAACGTGAGTCGTCTCACGTTGCACAATTCCAAAGCATCGACGCTCACTGATGTTGAGGGACGAATAACGTAAAGTTGCGCATGTGGAACGAATAGAGTAATATTACTACGAGCGTCGTGAGACGGCCGTATCCCTTGGATGGAAAATTATGACAGATCGAAAAATCGAAGGACCGGACAATCAACGATCAATGCGCATGGACGCGCCTGAAAAGGTCGGTAAGCGCGAGGTGTGGATTTCGGTTTCGTCAGAGGAACCCGCCGAACAATGGTTCGGTACGGAGATTCTCGATCACTCTACACGCTCAGTAAATTTGGATTTCTTCGGGGGTGGCTCGGCGCCGCTTCTGATGGACCACGACCCGCGCCGTCAAATCGGTGTGGTCGAGGAAGCATCCTTGGATGTCGAGACGCGGAGACTCCGCGCTAAAGTGCGCTTTAGCAAGAACTCGGACGCATCTGAGGTATTTGACGATGTGATGGACAATATTCGCACGAATGTGAGTGTCGGTTACAGCATCGAAAAGACCGAGCGAGACGAAAAGACCGAGGTCGTGACAGTTCGTGAGTGGTCGCCAATGGAGGTCAGTATTGTGAGCATTCCCGCCGATAAGACAGTCGGTGTGGGGCGGTCAAAACCTGATCAAAAACATGAACCCAACCCTGGAAAGGTGAATAAAATGCCCGACGTTGATGTCGAAAAGGTTCGTGCTGACGCGATTGCAGAAGCCGAACGCAACCACGCTGATGACATCTCTCAACGAGATGCTGCGGCCGCTACCGCACTTGAGGCTGCGCGCCTTGAGGCCGGTGAAATCTTCGCACTTGGTGCGCGCCACAACATGACCGATAAGGCCGCAGAATTTGCCAAAGACGGTAAATCTCTGTCCGAGTTCCGCGGTCACGTGCTGGAAAACCTACCGAACGGTAAACCTTTAGAGGATACCGACATCGGTCTGTCCGGTCGTGAAGCCGACGAGTTCTCGATTATGCGTCTCACACGTGCCGCTTTTGGTGGACGCGGTGAGCGTGAAGCCGCTGCATTTGAACTCGAAGCATGTCAGGCTGCGGCTGACAAACTCGGCTCCGAGGTCAAAACCCGTGGTTTCCGTGTTCCAACGGACGTCATGGCGAACTGGTCGCAACGTGACCTGGCCGCTGGTACCGATACGCAGCTTATCCCCACAGAGCATCGTGCCGGGTCATTCATTGACGCCTTGCGCAATGCTTCCTCGGTGATGGCGGCGGGCGCAACCACTCTGAACGGTCTGTCCGGCAATGTGGATATCCCGGCGAAGAACGCGGTTTCGACTGCGACGTGGATTTCCTCGGAAGGCACGGACTCGACTGAATCCGAGCCGACGTTCCGCACCGTATCGCTGACTCCGAATGATGTGTCGCTTTATACCGACATGACGCGTCGGATGCAGCAACAGTCCTCGCCCGATATTGAAGCGCTTGTGCGTAGCGACATTACGGCGGCGATCGCTCTGGCAGTGGATGCCGCGGGTCTGGAAGGTTCTGGATCGGGCGGTACTCCCGAGGGTATTCTGAACGTGACTGGCATCGGTAAACCAACGGCATTTGCCGCGGCAAACCCGACATATGCCGAGGTCATCGCTCTGGAAACTGCGGTTGCTGATGACAACGCGTTGATGGGTAACCTTGCTTACATCGGTACCACGAGCATGTGGGGTGCGATGAAGTCAACCGTGGTCGATGCCGGTTCGGGCAACTTCGTGGCGAATGTTGACGGTACCACCAACGGATACCGCTACATCAAGTCGAACCAGGGTACCGCGGGCAACCTGTACTTCGGTAACTGGTCAGACCTTCTGATTGGTATGTGGGGCGGTCTGGATCTGGTCGTTGATGACGCTGCACTGGCTCTGTCCGGTGGCCGTCGTCTGATCGTGTTCCAAACTGTTGATATGGCCGTGCGCCACGCTGAGTCGTTCGCTTACAATAACGACACCTGATAGATAACGAGACGGGCCGCAACGTTGCGGCCCGTCCCATCTTTGGAGATTGATATGACCAAGAAATATAAAGTCATCATAGGTTGCCAAATCGAGGGTACACCCGCCGCAGTGGGTGATGTTGTAGAATTGAACGACCGTATCGCTGACAAATTGATGAACCTGGTCCGTCCGCGTATCGAGGAAGCCAAGACTCGCGCCAAAACCAAATCCAAAACGAAGCCGAAGGAAGACCGTGCGGTCGGTCTACCCGGCACAGAAGATGGACCACCGACCGGTGATCTGGAAACCCGGTGACAGGCTCGTTCATCACTGATGATTTGTCCGTCGTGTTCGGCACGGCGGACTTTTCACTTGCGGTGACATATACCGCTGCGGGCGGATCGCCGACGACCGTTAATGGCATCTTTGACGACGAGGACATCGAAGTGGATGCAGGTGACGGTAGCGTCATGTTACAGGCGTCTGCAAAATTCACGTGTGCGTCTGGCGACGTGACAGGCATTGCCGAGGATGATGCCTTCACCATTGCCAGTGTCAGTTACACAGTTGCGTATGTCAAAGATGACGGTACAGGTGTTGTCGAGATCTTCTTGGAGGTTGTGTAATGCCGCACGTTCGCGCTCAGATACGTGACGCTGTAGTGACTGCTGTGACCGGTCTGGGTGCCACCGTGAAACCGACTCGCAAGTTCCCGACAAACGCTGCGGAACTGCCTCGTATTCACGTGTACACGAACCGAGAGCGCGTGGATGAAGACATGTCTAGCCTGACCACGCAGACTCGTATCCTTGAGCTATCGGTCGAGACCGTGGCAACCGGTGCTGAGGCGACGCTTGATGATACGATCGATGCGTTCTGCGTGTCGCTTGAAACCGCCCTTGTGGGCAATAAATTGAGTGGTCTTGCGCTAGATACGCAACTCACTGTAACCGAGATCGATGTGGATTCGACCGGTAAAGAACCTATCGCCGCCGCGCGTTTAACATTCGATGTGACATATCGTACAATACGTGCAGCGCCAGAAACCGCCATCTAGGAGGACAATAAATGGCAACGCATATTGGTAATGAAGGCAGCGTCGCAATCGGCGCAAATACGGTCGCCGAGGTCGAGTCGTGGTCGATTACTTTCACGTCCACAAACACTGAAAAAGCCGCAATTGGTGACACGTATGTGTCACGCATCGCAGGTCTCAAGGATTGCAGTGGTACGATCACCTGCTTCTGGGACGAGACGGATTCAAACGGTCAGGAATCCTTGACGGAAGGTGCGACGGTGGTTTTAAATCTGTACCCGGAAGGTGCGACGAGTGGTGATCTGTATTACACCGGGAACGCGATCGTCGATGAGGTGACGGTTGACGTGGGTGGTCCGAATGAGATCATTAAGCGCACGTTTACTTTTTCCAATGTCGATGATACCGGTGTTGCGTCTGCGACGGTCGTCTGATGAGCGTCCTTGGTAAGAAACTGGCAGACTATGGCGCGAGCATTCCGCGTCGTTCCTGCAAAGTCGAACTGCAGGGTGAGACGATCGTATTGTACGCCAGGCCAATGACAGGCATGGATGTCGACAAGATATTGCGCAAACATAAGGATTTTGCCGAGAACCCTTCCACGGAGGCAATTGCTGATATCATTATTGCCAAGGCCGAGGATGAGGACGGTGATGCAGCGTTTGATCTTGAAGACAAGCCGATTCTGCGACGTCTACCGATTGAATTGCTGACGCGTATTCGGTCGGAATTGTTTGAGGATGATGAGGACTGGTCCGAAGAACGACTTGAGGACGATGAAAAAAACTAACCGAGGGTCCAGGGATCGTGTTGCTATGTTTCATGATCGCGGACCGTCTCGGGAAGTCGGTCGATGAGGTGATGTCCTGGCCGATACCGACCATTCGACAATGGATCGCGTATTACGCATGGCGGGGGAAAGAAGTTGACAAGAGCGAACGTTAGCCTCGGCATCAAAGGCGTCAACCAGACGTCCGTAGCGTTCCGTGGCGCCCGTAATGAGATACGCCAGACCAAACGTGCCGTCAGCGGTATGTCTGGGATGATGATGTCAAATCGCCGCGTCATTCAACAGGCCGGCATGCAGATGTCGGATTTCGCCGTTCAGGTGGGTGGTGGTCAGTCCGCTATTCTGGCACTCACACAAAACCTTCCGCAATTTGTCCAAGGCTTCGGTGCCGTCGGCGGTGTGATGGCGGCGTTGATCACAATTGCGGGTACGCTGGCACTTGTCATCACCAAGACCGGTACCAGTCTCAATGATCTCACTCCCATCGCCGGGGTGGTGGAACAGGAATTGCAAGCCGTTGTTCGAGCGATGGTGTGGATCAAAGAGACGGCAATCGACATGGCGATCCTCGCCGTCAACAACCTCGATCGATTGTTTATCACTGCGTCTCTGGTTGCCGGTGTGTTTGCTGGTAAATGGGTTGCTGGCATGATCGAAGCACGTGTTGCTACTCATGGTCTAGCGGGCGCTGTAACCGCTCTGACAAAAACACTCCTGGTGTTGGTTCGTCGTGTATTGATTGTCGCATTGTTCGTTGCAATTGGCGAAGTCATTTTCCGCATCGTCCAACTCACAAAACAACTTGGCGGCATCGGTCCGGTGATGCGTCTTGTCGGTGAGGTTTTCGTATTCGAACTTGACAGATGGAAGCGCGCGGCATCACTTGCCGGCGAACTCATCGGCGACATGTGGTTACCTGTTCAGGCTAGTTTGATCAAGGCGGTCGCCACGATGCGGCATCATTGGGCGCAATTTTTGCGTGACATATCGAGCGGTCTTTACAAAGTACCGTTCATGGAAGAAGTCGCGGGAGACGTTGCATTTGCTGCGGGGATGATGGGTCAATCGGTCGGAGAGATGCGGAGAGATGCGAACAGTCTAAAGGATACATTCAAGGCGTTGGCCGCGTCGATCGGTATGGACATTGCGTCGGTCATGACTGAGGTCAACACACCGTTGGCTGAACTCAGGGATGCGCTGATTGCGGCGGACGAGGCAGGCAGCAACATTGATATCCGTGACTGGTTCGGTGGCGGTGATGACCCCGATGGTCCTGACGCGCTTGAGAAACGTCTGAAGTCAATTGAGGAAATGGTTGAGGATCTGGCGACAACCATATCGCAGACCATTGGCGATGCGCTCATGTCAGTCATGGAAGGCACCAAAACACTTGGTGAGGCATTCCGTGACATGGCCCGTGCAATAATCAAAGAACTGTTCGATGTTCTCGTGGTGAAACAACTTGTCGCTGGCATCGGCACCATGCTTGGTGGCGACGTTGGTTCCGGTGGTGGTTTCCTCGGCGGTCTTCTTGGCGCAAAAGCGCTCGGCGGTCCTGTTGCGGCCGGTCAACCATATATGGTCGGTGAACGCGGTCCCGAGGTATTTGTTCCGGGTCGTTCCGGTACGGTTGTACCAAACGGCGCAGGCGGCGGTACTGTAGTCAATCAATACTTCTCTTTCTCTGCAAATGGAGACGAGAGTGTTAAGAGGATTATTGCACAAGCTGCACCTAAGATCGCTCAAATGACAGAACAACAGATTATAAAGAGTAGGCGTCGCGGCGGCACCTTAAAAGCTACGTTTGGTTAGGGGTTAGACATGGCAATCACTTACCCACTGTCTACACCAACCACAATAGGTATTGCGGGCATCCAACTGAGAGCCGTGAATGCTGTGGGCACCTCCGTGTCACCTTGGACCTTCAAGCAACAGGTCATACAGCACCAGGGTCAAAGGTGGGAAGCCTCTGTACAGATACCGCCTGTTCTTAAAGATGAGGCAGCGGAGTGGAAGGCCATGCTCATCTCCCTCAAGGGTCAAGTCGGAACTTTCCTTTTGAGTGATCCAGACTATGCATCACCCAGGGGTACGGTTTCCTCTTGTGTTGTCACAGGTTCCGCAGGGGATGAGACAGTAACAGTTGTAATGACTGGAAGTCTTCTCATGGGGGATTATATCCAGTTAGGTTCTGGGTCTTCTGCTAAGTTGCATACAGTCCTTCAAGACTTGACAGGTAGTGGTTCCCTAGAAATATGGCCGGCACTGAGGAATGACTATACTTCTGAAACAGCAATCACAGATACTCCCAAAGGTGTATTCAGGCTCGCCAATCCAATAACAGCCTGGGACATCAATAACGCAAGTACTTACGGGATCTCATTTGAAGCAGTAGAAGCAATATCGGGATAAGATCATGGCAGATAAAAAGATATCCGAATTAACAGCGCTTGCAAGTGGTGATGTGGTTGACACAGACTTGGTACCTATTGTAGATACGTCTGGTACAGAGACTAAATCCTTTACGTGGGCGAATCTCAAAGCTGCTTTGAAGACTTACTTGGATACTTTGTATGTGAGGTTTACCGGTACTCCGAGTAATAACCAGTTAGGTGTCTGGACCAGTGCCGATACTCTTGAGGGTGACGCAGGGTTAACTTGGACTGGCAGCATCCTTGAGCTTTCCCATACTAACCCGGTAATCAAACTCAATGAGACCGATGCAACGACGGACAACAAAATTTGGTCCATGAAGGCTGAGGGTGAAGAATTCATTTTTCAAGCTATAGCTGATGCTGGTGGTGGTGGTGGATCATTGTGGGCGGTTGGGAGAACCGGGACCGAGATCACGGATATGACTGGTAGGCGAGGTGGCACAGACCGTATCAAGCTGGACAACTGGAACAACCATATCGCCATGTCCAATGCTGCGGCGAAGATCAGGACTACGTCGGCTCATACCCTCACGCTTGGTGCCAACAGCACTGACATACTGACGCTGAATACGGATGGCTCGGCGGATTTCTCTGGTAACGTATCCCTCGGTGATAATGACCATGCTTATTTCGGCACCGGAAACGATCTGCAAATTTACCACTCTGGAGCGCATAGCTTAATTAAGCACTCTGGCACAGGAAGCCTCTATGTAGACTCCGCGAATTACTTGGCACTTCGGGTTAACACCAACGAAAATGCGATCGTGGCCGTCGCGAACGGCGCTGTTACCTTATACCATAACGCCGTAGCCAAACTCGCCACCACCAACACAGGGGTAACTGTCACAGGCACCCTTACCACTGACGGGATTTCCGTTGGGGATAATGAATATGCTTATTTCGGCACAGGCAACGATCTGCAAATCGTTCATGATGGGGTAAACAGCTACGTCCGTGGTCTGAACGGCACTGGCGTCATGTACGTGGATAGCATTGGCAACACGATCCTCCGGGTAAACAACACCGAGAATGCGGTCAGGTGTGTAGCAAACGGCTCGGTTACATTGTACCATGACAACGTTGTTAAACTGGCTACTCGTAACGACGGAATTAAAGTCACCGGCGGGTTGATGGAAACTGTGTATAGTTTGACAGGCACTGCGATCGACCCCGGAAACGGTTCAATCCAGTACAAAACCTTGGCCGCCAATACGACCTTCACAGAGAATATAGATAACGGCCAGTCGGTCCTTCTCATGATCGACGATGGCACGGCGTACACTATCACGTGGCCGACAACCACGTGGCTGACTGACTCTGGATCAGCGCCCACGCTGGAAACAACGGGCTATACTGCGATTTCTCTCTGGCAGATGAACGGGACGCTTTATGGTGCGAAGGTGAACTCATGACCCTCTTAGCAGCACATAAAGGGCTGATCGGCAAAAAGAAGACCGTCCCGCCTCTCAGGGATAGCGTTACCTTCACCAATGACAAAGGTAACCTATCTCTGGACTTGGACGCGCTCGGTCTCGACTATGCTGTTGACGACACGATCATCGTTGCGTTCACGTTTGACACGACGTCAGATAGTAGCTGGTCTTGGGTGTCTACCGGGACGGACATTGCGTTGCTGAACCCACGCAACCGGACCGGCGTTCAGAATCCCGGTGGGTACATCGGCACCGCAGTCATCGCCTCTGGAAAATCGACACTTTCGACCACTGGTGTTTCGGCGAGTGCTTGGATGGGCGTATCCGGCGTCATAGCCAGCTTCGCGGGGTACGAGTACAGCGCAAGAACCAGTAGAAGAAGCGGCACCACCGGCATGCCTGACCCGCACGGTCTGACCGTTGCCACCAACGATATTATCGTCGCCATCGGCTTACTTGATGACGATGCAATCACGGCGACCGCCCCCTCTGGATACACGCTGATCAACAGCGGTAATCACACTTACTCTGGCAATATCACAACTACTATGATGGCCTATAAGTTGTCGGCTGGTGCTACAGAAAACCCCGGCGCTTTCGGTGGCGGTGGCAATGATCGCTGGACGGCGTATTCCTATTCCTTAACGGAGATTTAATATGGCGCGATATGTGAAAATAACAGGCGGGGTTCCAGCCTACTACAACAAGACGATGCTCAAGGCAGACAACCCAAGCGTCTCGTTCCGTGCCGTCATCCCGGATGCGCTTCTGGCGGAATATGACGTTTATCCCCTGATCGACGATGGCCCACCCGCCTTTGACGATGCAATCGAATACGTCACTGAGGGGCCTGTTACCGGGTCCGGTGAATTGTGGACACAAACCTATGTCGTAACCGCCTTCACGGCTCAGGAACTTGCTGACCAGAAGCAGTCCAAGATCGACAACGTTATCACCTTTCTGCCCAGACAGAGCTATATTGACTTGCTGCCCATTTTGTGGCGATGGCAGGCCCGAAAGATTGAAACGCCGACTTTGACAAAAGCTCAATTCATTGCTGAGCTAGAAGCGGATATGGCGGATATTGATCAAATACTTGCGGTGTAATGGCGCACAAACGGAGAGCTTACAGGAGCTAAACTAGGCTGGGTAGCCAAATAAAAGGAAAGTCAAATGAGAACAGAAGTAGAGAAAATGGAAATTCAAGCGGATGGCACCACTAAGGCGCTCGTTCGCAAATATGTGACGGACGCAGAGAGTGGGGAAGAACACTTCATTGGACGTGAGTGGACACGCAACTTTGCCCCGCATGAAGATGTGTCACCAGAAATGCCAACCGAGGTGCAAGCTGTAGCCACTAACATGTGGACACCGGAGATGAAGGAGGCCGCAGAAAAACGCCTCTTGGACGCCACACCTGTAGAACCTGTTG